GGCTCCAGTTTGTTAGCGTCCGGGTTCATGGTCAGTCCTCCTTGGGGTGGAATGGTGGATTGGCGACCTGTCAAACAAGTATTTCATCCACCCGCTCCACGCCTCGTGGGCGTAGGCGGCGAGGGCTTCTCGTAGTTTGTCGTCGATCATTGCTTCATCCAATCCGGTAGCTCGTTCACGAAGTCAGAGTGGTACCCCTTTAACTCCTCGATTGCAGCCCTCGAAGGGATAAACTCCTCGTCCTCCTGGAGCTTCACTATCAGTCGTCGGACGACTTTGAGCCGGATGCTTGACTGGCCGCAGAGCCACTCCCATCCGTCGGGTGTCTGGAGAGAGGACAAAAGCTGCAAGGCTTCCCCGCGTCTAGCGCGTCGCTGTTTGAGTACTTTCGGATGGTGAAGTACTCCCTGAGTAGGCAGGTCAGCTCGCTTACGCCGTGCTTTGCGAGTAGCTGGGCGTACAGCTCTTTTAGGGCCTCTGTGTCGGCCTGTTGCAGCCACGCCCTTAGTCTCAACCTTCCGTATACGCTTAGTGGTCGTTTGAGCCTTTCGCCGCTCTTGTCTGTTGCTGTCTTCTCCGCTGTGAAGAGCGCTTGCGACCACTCGCAGTCTTCGGGCCAGTCTTTCACCTTTCGGATCCTCCTGGCGTAGATTTGCATCCTTCATATCCCTCACCATCCGCTTGAACGGAATCAGAAAGCCGGAAAGCCGCCGCACGATCGAGGTGAACCCCAAAGACATGAGGAGCTTTCGGAAGTTGCTAACGTCTATCGCCGTCTTTAGGCGCCCATACTGATACTGCTTAACAATAGAGCTGCGTTGCTCGTCGGTCAGCAAACGGCCAAGGCTCATCAGGGCCAGGTTGCGCTTCAGCGTGTGCCTAGCTTCGCTAAGTGACATAGCGCCTAGTGTCCCTACGCCTTTGTGTGCGCGCAGGATCTCTTTCAACGTACCGTGTTCGTCAAGGAGCCGTTTAGCGCGTACCGGCCCAATCTGGGTCACGCCAGGGATGTTATCGGACGAGTCACCAACGAGCGCCTTGAATGCTAGGTGTTGCTTCAACGGAACCTTGAGAGCCTCCGACAGATCGACCTCTTCGCCGTGGTAGTCAATGATCGTGTGTAGGGGCCCCCGTGCTAGCTGGTAGAGATCTTGATCGCCGGTCACTATACCCACACGCTCAAGATGTAAGAACCTGCAGAGAACGGCGATCGCGTCATCCGCTTCCACACCCTCGTGCCAGATCTGGAGTATAGGCAGGTTGCGCAGTAACGACTCCAACAGAGACACCTGACGCTCGAAGTCTTCCACAAACTCAGGGTCCCGCTTTCGTTGGGCCTTGTACTCAGGGAACATCTGAATACGGGCATCGCTGCGCCTGTCCCAAACGACTACCATCTCCGTCGCGCGTGTCTCATTAGCGATCGCTTCCAGGGATCGCAGCGTACCGAAGATGATATTGGTCTTATCACCATGCCTATCCCGCAGGTCTAGCTTGTAGGCCGACCGATAGAGAATGCCGTGGGCATCAACCAACAATCTCATTTGAAGGGCCTCGTTCCTGATGCATCACACCACAGTCTGTGGCACTTCAGGGAGCAGAGCCCTACTCGACCCTCCTGGTACTCCCTAGCAATGCAGAAGCTCCTGATCGCCTCGCCGCACCAGCGGCATACGTCAAGGTTATCCCCGACGACGGCGCTTCGTTCTTCGACGCGCCGGAGCTTCCTCACGGGCTCGCCGTTTGGCGGCGGGCTTGGCCGCTCGCTTGCTGGTGGCTTTCTTCTTGGTGGCAGGTCGCTTGGCCCTGCGCTTGGGAGGCTCCGGCTCTTCGATGTCTTCGAACTCCTCCTCAACGTCTTCTTCAGCCTCCTCGTCTCCGTCATCGATCTCCTCTTCTTCCTCTTCTTCGACTTCGTCCTCTAATTCCTCATCCAAGTCTTCGTCGCCCTCATCGTCATCAGGCTCCTGCAACAGCTCCTCGTCCTCATCATCGATGTCCTCGAACTCCTCCTCGTCCGCCATCGTCTCCTCATCATCGTCGTCGCCGCCGTCACCGAGGAACTCGCGTATCGCCTTACGCATCTCCTTATCGGTCGAGGGCTGCGCCGCTCGCAGCGTGTCGAGGTCATAGACAGCGCCGAGAACATCCGGCGTGAGGTACCGGGAGATATCAACCGGGTCGCCAAACGTCACCTTGTACCGCGTCGCCAGCCCCTTTCCCCGCCGCCGAATGCAGATGGGGATCGACGCCTTGGGATCGCTAGGATCGATGTCTTCATCGGAGATGTAATCAATGATGTCCTGAAACACGCCACCGGATACCGCGAGCACCTTGACGTTTGCAGGGTCCCGCTCCTTGATCGCTGCCTTGGGGATAGCGTTAAAGAACGCCCTTGATCGCTTGCGGAACTTGTCCTGAAAGTCCACGTCCCCTTTGCGCGCCCTGCGCGCGTTCTCTTCGCAGAGCACACACGTCTTCCCTGTGACAGAAGCAGGGCACACCAGCATGCCGTGCTGCTGTACCTCTTTCCAGATCTCGTCTACCTCGTCGCTCCACGGCGGCATCAGGTAGAACATATTCGCCCCGGTCTTCAACTCGTGGAACGCGTTCTCACCTCTCGCGTCAAGCTCCTCCTGCTTCTTCCTCGCCTTGTCAATGTTCAGCCTTCGCTTCCTCGTCGCCATGGTCATTTCTCCTCGTAGGTTCGTCTTACTACCTTGCTAGCCTTTCTTACCTTCGTACTTAGATCGGTGCTGCTAAGCTCAGAGCGCGCGTCAGCCCCAAGCTGGACGAGCATATCCCTACGCATCTCGAAAGCACGTACCGCTGCTTTCAGGATGTCGCGGTTGAACTTCGCGATTCGAACAGCCTTCACCGCAGCCTTGTGGGACTTCGACCGACGGATGTAGGACTTGCAGTCATTCTCCTTGGCGTCAGTGTGCTGGCGCCGGTACGCGGCATAGAGGCGGGCGAACACTAGCTCGACCTGCTCTTCTGCTCTGCGCACCGCGTCCTCGGCCCTAGCATGCCGAAAGGCCCATAGCGCGAAGTAGGCGCTCTGCCGTTTGAACTCCCTGTCCAGTGCAGCAGTGATCGCTAGCTGCTCCAGTATCTCTGCCTCGTGGTCTTTCGGCATCACTGCTCCTTTGGCGCGTACTCCTGCCCAAAGTATTCGTGCACCCCTACGTCAACCTTCAGCGGCATAGCAAAGGGGTGGTCTTTGTCTTTCGGGAGTGTCGTCTCCATCCAACGTCGGATGTGAAACGATGCTTCCTCGGTATAGTCTTCGTGGCACGAGAAGATCAACGCGTCGTGCAGGGTCAAGATCATACGGAAGCACGGGATGCGCACCTTCTTCATCCCGCGCCACACGATGCGCGTAGCCTTGGTCAATGTATCGTTAGCGATGGACTGGATCTCGAAGTTCAAGGCCTCCCGTTCGAGGTGGCCTAGATCGACGGCGCGGTGGTGCGTCTTACGCCCCCACTTGCTGTTGAACCACTCCACGCCCGTCAGCCGACGGCGCCTGCGGAAGATGTTCGTGACCAGCACACCCGCTGTTAGCGCCTGCTCTACCTGATCTTGCCGGTACAACGCTATCGCGCGGTACTTGTCTAGGTAAGCGTCGATCACTCGCTGCGCTAGCCTGACACGCTCCTGATAATACATCCCCTCTGGGAATGCTTCGGGGTTGCTCTCAACAATCGTAGGAGCACCCATACCGTACGGCACACCAAAGTTAACGCCTTTGGCCACCGCACGTTCGTTCTTCCCGATCTCGGGGCCGATACGCTCAATCTCCTCAACCGTAGGTATGCGCATCAACCGCGCTGTCACCGCCATGTTAGTGTGTAGGTCAACACCCGCTCGCAGCTCCTTAGCCATAACGCGATCACCCGCAAGCCACGCCATGACGCACAACTCCAGCTTGCTGTAATCGGCTTCGATGATCTTGCAGCGTGGCTGGTCAGGGATGACCATCGACCGCAGCTCGTAGTCACGGGGCAGGGTCTGGATGGCTGGGTCGTCAGCAGATAGCCGGCCAGTACGCGCCCTCGATAGATTGTAGGAGGGGTGCCAGCGATCGTGCTCTCCCATAAACCGTAGCCAGCCACCCTCTTCCTCACCCTTGCCTGCGAGGTACGTGCCTATGTTCTTCGTGATCGTTCGGAGCTTTCGTATGTCTTTCGCAACCTCCCCTGCTAGATCATCACCCAGCGTCAGCGCTGATAGGACGCGCTTGTCAACCGCAGCCTTCCCTGACTTGGTCTTCTTGCGTAGCGTAGCCCCAACAGCCTCCAGCAACGCCGCAAGCTGCACACCGCTACGCGGGTTGAAGGGCTTCAGCCTCCCTTGCTTATCAGTCACCACCCCCAGGTACTCGTTAGCAAGCGCCTGGAGCTTCGCTTCGATCGCCGCACCCTCTTCCGCATACACCTCGGACATCACTTCTAGCTTCGTCCGGTCTGCCTGTATGCCCCTGAACTCCATATCCGCGATAGGCACGACGATCCCGAGGCTGTTGCGATACGCGGTCTCTACCCCTTGGCGTTTGATCTCATCACGCAGAATCGGTACGAGCCGATGTGTCCCGTCAACGTCATAGCCGCAATACGTCCATAGGGACTGGTCGGGTATCCTGGCGAAGACTTCCTTGTCCTTACCCACCTGCCGCCTGAAAGACTCCACCAGCTCGTCATACTTCTTCCAGCGCAGGTAGTACTGGCACAGGAACGTGAGGTTGTGGGGTTTGTTCTCGTCGATCGCGTGGTGCATGATCATCGTATCGCCGGCTACGTTGTAGTCCACGATGCCCGTCAGCTTACGGGTGTGCTGGAGATCGAACTTTAGGTTCTGCCCTATTAGCTTTGCGTATTGGAAGATGTCAGTCAGCTCCTGGAGGATTATGCGCCGCTGCATCACTGGCCAGACTTGCTTGCCCTTCTCGTCCAACAACGGCAGCACAACGGCGTGCCCGTCGCGATAACAGAACCCGATACAGCGGATGTGGTGCTCGTGTGGTGATAGCCCCGTCGTCTCCAGGTCAAACACGAAAGAGGCAACGCGACGCAGCCGCCCGCACAAGCGCTGGAACTGCCCCATCGTTTTGACAACCTCAACCTTTGTGTTGGGCCACGTTAGGGGCTCTTCACCCTTGGCTAAGGCTTTCGCGATGCCGAGATCGAAGATAAGTAGATCGTCCAGCTCCCACGCGTGCAAGCATGCCGAGGGATGATAGGCCGGCACCACCCAGCACGTATGCTTGATCTCCTTGCCCTTCGGGGTCGTCCACGAATAGGTGTGCTGTTCAGGGAAGCCTCGGTACTTGTCTAGCTTGCGTGCCGCATACTTGATACGGCCGGTCGAGGTGAAGTTGCCGCTCTGCCCCGTCAGCTGTAGGAACGCCGTGGCGCCCAACGCAACGATTACCTTTGGCTTGTATTTGAGGATGTCGTACCAGAGATAGGGCCAACATGCCGAGAGAGAAAC